AACGACTATTTATCCACCACATTTGACCCCATGCTGGTGCGCTGGTCAGATCAAGAATCTGTAACCAATTGGACACCCGCAGTCACCAATCAAGCGGGTAGTATTCGACTTTCTCACGGCTCCAAGATTGTCACCGCAATGCAGAGTCGGCAGGAGATTTTGATATGGTCGGACTCATCTTTGTACTCCCTTCAGTACTTAGGCCCTCCCTACGTTTGGGGCAATCAACTTTTGGCGGACAACGTATCTATTGCGGGGCCTAATGCATCCGCGATTGCTTCTGGCGTGGTGTACTGGATGGGTATCGACAAGTTCTACAAATACGACGGACGCACCAACACCCTGCGCTGTGATCTGAGGCAGTACATTTTCCAAGACATTAACGTAGCCCAAGCAGAACAAATTTTTGCCAGCACAAACGAGGCATTTAATGAAGTCTGGTGGTTCTATTGCTCCGCAAATTCCAATACCGTAGATAAGTACGCGGTGTACAACTACCTAGAAGATGCTTGGTACTACGGCACTATGGCTAGAACGGCTTGGTTGGATTCCGGCTTGCGTCAGTTCCCGATTGCAGCAACCTATACGTACAACATAGTTAACCAAGAATCCGGCGTAGACGACAACGAAACCGGTACTACCCTGCCTATTAACGCCTACATCACATCCTCTGAGTTTGATATTGGCGACGGACACAACTTTGGGTTTGTGTGGAGGATGCTGCCCGACATTACATTCAGGGGCTCGGACTCCGGTACGCCGCAGGTCACCATGACGCTACTGCCGTTACAAAACTCCGGTTCGGGATACAACGTGCCTCCCTCCGTGGGCGGTGTGGACAACGGTACTGTGGCTAGGATTGGTACTTACACCGTTGAGCAATTTACTGGGCAGATCAACACCCGAGTGCGGGGCAGGCAGATGGCCTTTAAAGTGGAGTCTACTCAAGTAGGTACAACTTGGCAGTTAGGTGCACCTAGGATTGATATCAAACCTGACGGGAGACGTTGATGACGTATGTAATCACATCGGCAAACCCCATAAATCCCATCGCTGCTCCACGTTTACCAAATGCCCCGACAGAGTACGAACAGCGGTACTTGGACAGTTTAAACAGTATTTTGCGTTTGTACTTCAACCAGCTTGACAACACCATACGGCAGCTACAAGCAGCGTCTAACATAAAGCTCAATGTTTACACGGTAAGCACTCTACCCAACGCAGCAACTTCGGGCGCGGGAACCGTAGCTTTTGTATCGGATGCTTTGCTGCCAACTTTCGGCTCAACAGTCGTGGGCGGCGGTGCTGTAAAAGTGCCCGTGTATTCGGACGGAACCAACTGGAAAGTTGGTTAATTGGACTGAACGTGATAACATATATCAACCCATATTTCAAGAGGCAATTATGAGCCTACAGCAACTCGCACAACACATGGCGGCGCATGGGCGCGGGCCGGATACTATGCTTATGCACGTGACGCCACGGGAAGTGTCGCGTCTTCAAGAAGCTGCTATGGCTCAAGGTGGGTCACTGACTATCAACCCCCACACAGGACTACCAGAGGCTGGGTTTTTTGACAACCCTTTGGGTTCTGTGATGGACGCCGTTTCCAATGTCGGCAGGTCCCTTGGAGTCAGCGATGCGTTTGTCCAAGCTCGGGATGCTGTAACACAAAGTCCTTTAACACCGATAATAGCCGGTGCTCTGTTAGGCCCCGCAGGGTTGGGTCTTAGTGGTTTGGCAACCGCTGGCCTTGTTGGTGGAACATACGCTTTAGGTAGCGGCAGTTTGTCAAAAGGTTTGCAAGCAGGTTTAGGTGCGTATGGCGGTCACAGTTTGGCTGGCGGTCTTATGGGTATGGGAGCTTCAGCGGCGGGGGCCTCTCCCACAGCAACAGAAGCAGCAAAAAATCTTATGGCACAGGGGTACTCAGAAAGCGCTGCATGGGAAGCCGTTAATGGAGGTGCTGGAAGCGGTTTTGGCGCTGGCACTTCTACACTAGATAAACTAGGCGCTGGGGCTTCTGCTGCGTTTGATAACCCAAAAGGTTTTGTGGATGCTATGGGCGGTTTAAAAGGAACGGCTACTACCGCAGCCCTGCTTGCGGCTCCGGCTATGGCGGCAACATCGGCAAAAGACGCCCCCGCTGGAATCACAGCGGCTCCACAAACACCCCAGTACATTCGCCCTTATAAATTTGAACGTACAGTCCGGGCACCCGAGCTGGGTATTGGCTCGCGCCAACAAAACTGGTTTGATGACAGGCTAACTGCACTGCCTACATACCCAGCAACCCAAGCGGCAACAGGTGGTATCGTGGCTTTGGCAGGGGGCGGCATGAGTTCTCTAGGCTCGCTGGGTGGTTATTCTGACGGGGGGCAGTTGCTTCGCGGTCCCGGCGATGGTGTTTCGGATTCCATACCTGCCGTTATTGCCGATAAACAACCCGCTCGACTCGCGGATGGTGAGTTCGTAGTGCCCGCTCGGATTGTTTCAGAATTAGGTAACGGTTCCACAGATGCTGGAGCCCGTAAGCTATACGCTATGATGGATCGCATCCAAAAAGCGCGAGGTACAACAACCGGTAAGCAGCAAGTGGCTAAAAACAGCCGTGCTGAAAAACACCTTCCCGCATAAGGAGCCGACATGGCTGATCCACAACAGATAATTCAAAGTCAAACCACAATCCCAGACTACGCTAAGCCGTATGTCGAACGGATGTTGGGTAAAGCCGAAGCAATTTCTGGAACAAACTTAGGTGTTTACCCTAGCGAAAGAATTGCTGGGTTCGACCCCCTACAGTTACAAGCGTACAGGCAAGCTGCCGCTATGGGCATGCCGTATGAGGCTCAGTTTGCACCATCCACAATGATGCAGTATGCGCAACGCGCAGCACAGACAGGATACAACCCCGCAGCGTATGGCAGCTCTTTTACCTCTCCAGCAGCTTACAACCCAACAAACTTTAACTATCAAAGTGTAGCTGCCGACAGAGTAAACCCATATCAATTTGGTGCTGCGCCCACAATCAACGCCGCCAGTTTCCAAGGCCCTCAAGGTGTTTCTGCTGAGCGTGTGTCAGCTCCCTCCCTACAAAACCTATCTATGCAAGCTGCGCCAAGTGTTTATGCGCAGCAAGTAGGAACGCCCACCATGTCTGCGGCGCAGACTGGATACAACCCAAGCCTGCAAGCCTATCAAATGGGACCTGCTGAGCAAGTGGGCACATCCGCATTCACTGCACCGGGGGCAGTTGAGGCTTACATGTCTCCGTACCAGCAAGCGGTTACGGATGTTGCCAAACGTGAGGCTCGTAGACAAGCCGATATTTCTGGAACGCAAAGCGCAGCCCAAGCCGTAAAAGCCGGTGCTTTTGGGGGCAGCCGCCAAGCTATCGAACGCGCAGAAGCCGAAAGAAATCTGCAACAACGTCTGTCTGACATCCAGACAACCGGATCACAAGCCGCCTACCAGCAAGCAGGTCAGATGTTTACATCGGATCAAGCACGCCAGTTAGCTGCTGCACAGGCTAACCAACAAGCCGGACTAACTACAGGCCAGCAAAACTTAGCCGCACAATTAGGTGTTCAGCAGTTGGGAACACAAGCTGGTTTGCAAACAAGTCTGGCAAACCTGACAAATGAACAGCAAGCAGCGGTTCAAAACCAATCTGCCCAACTACAGGCACAGGGCCTCAACGCCCAACAAGCGCTCCAAGCCGCTTTAGCTAACCAAGGCGTGCAACAACAGGCCAACTTGCAGAACTTAAGCGCTGGTTTACAGACGCAAGGATTAGGCGCACAAACAGGTTTAACTGCACAACAACTAAATCAGTCCACAGGTTTACAAGCGCTTTTGGCAAACCAGCAAATGGGCTACAACACGGCATCTCAGAATGCGCAGCTTGCGCAACAAGCCGCACTTGCAAATCAACAACTGCAAGGACAGTATGGGCTGACTCAAGGGCAATTTGGTCAACAAGCCGCTATGCAGAACCCGCAGCTTGCAATGCAAGCAGCACTGGCAAATCAGCAAATGGGGTACAACACCCAGCAAGCGCAAGAAGCCGCACGACAGTTTGGCTACGGTCAACAGATGCAAGCCGCAGGATTGGGTGCTCAGTACGGTTTGGCAGCGAATCAATTAAATGCTCAGCAACAACAGTTTGGTGCGGGTTTAGGGTTGCAAGGTCTCCAAGCAGGTATGCAAGGTCTTGGACAATATGGAAACCTGACAAACAGCTTACAGCAGCAACAGCAAAACATAGCCAACTTGCAAAATGCTTACGGCACGCAGGCGCAACAACAGCAACAGAACATCCTGTCGCAACAGTATCAAGACTTCCTGAATCAGCAGAACCAGCCGTATCGCCAAGTTGGTTTTATGTCCGACGTTCTGCGCGGTGTACCGTTATCACAGCAAACACAAAGCACATATCAAGCCCCACCAAGTTTCATGTCGCAAGTGGCAGGTCTGGGCGTTGCTGGTTTAGGTTTGGCAAATCTAGGTAAAACGGCTGCTAGTGTTTTTGGTAAAGAAGGCGGGCACGTTAGGACGAAGAAAGTTAAAAGCGAGTTGGCAGGCTTACCTGCAATTGCCGTTTCTAAGATTGGTAAGGATTAAACATGTCTTACACACCCGAATCCATCAGCCAGCTACAAGCTAGGCTTAACCGGCTAAGCCCACAACAACTTAAACAGTTTGCCGCAACCAACTACGACGACCCTATCAGCCTAGCTCTGGCTATGCAGGTGGATTCCGAACGTAAAAAAATGACCGCCCAAGGTCAGGCAATGGCCGCAGGCCAACAGAAACCGCCTGTTGCAGCACAGGCTATTCAGAGCATGGGCGAACCCATGCCAAACCAAGCGCAAACACAGCTTCCAGAAAACACAGGTATTGCGCAGCTCCCCGCACCTAACATCCAGTCAATGGCAGACGGCGGTATTGCAGGCTACGACATGGAGCCCGTGGTACGCATGGCCGGTGGCGGTACGCCAATTGGTCGTTGGTGGGAAGGTATCACCCAAGATTGGGATAAACGCAACGAGAAAAATGCTTTGCGCGATACATTAGCTGCACAATTCGGCCCTGCCGGTGGGTTGCAAGGGCTTTTTAAAGAGCAAACAGATGAGGAACGCGCCGCAGCACACAAAGTGTTGAGTATTTTGCCCAAGCTGTCGATGGAACAAATGCTTTTGCTTAAAGAACAGGGCGTTTCTGCCTTGCCGCAAATATCAGCGGCACTAGCTCCGCCACCAAAAACAACCACACCAGCACCCGCCTCGGCAGCGGCATCGACAGCCCCCGCATCCACAACACAAGTACCGCCACCCGATACTAAAACCCTAGACACGCCTCCTCCACCCCCACCCGGACCTAGAGCAACGATTGCACCAGCAAACAGCGGTATCGCAGCTTTGGCACTAACACCAGAAGCAATCGCAAAAGACCGCGCTGCCATAAGTGCGACACAAAACTTGGATATTCCAGCGCCAATTAAAGAGGCTATGGGTGATGTTGCAAGCACAGAAAAAGCTGCCGCACAGCAACGCCTTGCGGAGTTAGAAGCCGACATCACCAAACGTGGCCCAGCATTTGCTGACCGCGAAGCCCGACTCAAAGCACGCGAAGCTGAGTTTGGACAACAAAAAGAAGACAACAAGTCTATGGCGTTGCTTGAAGCAGGTCTGGCAATTATGAGCGGGTCTTCCCCCTACGCGCTACAAAACATAGGCGCGGGTGCTCTAGTGGGTACTAAATCCTACAAAGCAGGTCTTAAAGAATTGGCTGAAACACGTGACAAACTGGACGATGCGTTTGGTCGCATTGAAGAGTACCGCCGCACAGAAGGTGCGATGAACGACAAAGAGCGTCGCGCAGCAAAAGCCGATATTGACAAAACTGTGATAGACGCTAAAAAGACAGGTGTTGCAGCGCTTACTGATAAGTGGAAACTGAATGAGCAGCAAGCAAATAGCATGCTGACACAGCTAGCGGAAAATCGTAGGAGCCTGTTTGTAGAAGGCGAAGCCACTAAACGTACGGCCATGACTGTTGCAGCGCAGAAAGAAGCTACCGCCGCTACTCTATTGCCCGGAGAAGCCCGAGTAGCTCTGATCCTCGGTACAGGTAAAACCGAAGCGGAGCGTTTGCAGTCCGGCCTGTCGGAACTCAACAGCATTAAAGACCGCCTAACCGAATCTAAGTTGGCTGAGCTGTACGTTAAGCACAAAAAAGAAGCAGAGGAGCGTATGCTGCCGGTCATGTCCCCGACAGAATTTGCTAAAGTTATTAGAGCCGCTGTGTCAGCGTACAACCCCCCAGTGGTGGATACCGGCAACGCGCAACCGGGGAACATTAGGCCCCGATAAGTGACATAATATGCACAGGGCAGTAAGTTGTCGGTCTGCCCCCGACACACAATTCGCAGGTAATCTATGCCAAAGTACGTAAGGCTTCCAGACAATACGTTGTTCCCGCTTAAAGAGGGAGAAGACCCTTCAGCAGCGTTTGCTGAAGCTGAGAAGTTGTACCCGCAGGCATTTGGTTTTACTGAACAAAAAGTTGAGTCTAAAGACACCAAAGGATTCAAAGCTGCCGCAGCCGCAGGCTTTGAGCGGCTTAAAGGCGAGACTGCGCTGACTGCGGGTAAGTTAGGTTTGATGGACGTTGCGGAAGCAGAAGCCTATCAAAAAGCCCAAGAAGAAAAAGCCGCTAAACGGTTCACGCCAACCGAAGAAGGTTGGACTGAGGCCCCCTTCCAGAAAATCAAAGAGACTGCTGGCGGTTCTTTGCCGTATATGCTGGCTCCCGCAGCCGCAGGTGCTGCGGCCTTGGCCGCGCCAGTATCCGCTCCGGTTGCTATGGGTTTGGGTTTAGCAGGCGCGAGTTTGGCTTCGGCTGGACAGTTCACTGGAACCAACATAGCCCGTCAGATGGATACCGGCAAGACGCTGGAAGAAGCCAGCCTAGCCTCCGCCGTAGGTGCAGCCCTCCCTCAAGCGGCGTTAGATACAGCGGCTATGGCGTTGTTGCCCGGTGTGGGTAAGTTATTCGGCTCCGTGGGTTCTAGGCTGACAACAGAGCAGGCCAAGGCAATTGCGAGCCAGACGCTGGGACGTACGATTGCCGACTACACAGCTAAGACCGGCATGGCTATGGGACGCGAGGGCCTGACCGAAAGCGTGCAACAGGTCTTGGAACGGCTGCAAGCAGGCTTGGCTATTACCGACCCGGAAGCTCGTAAAGAATACATCGACAGTTTTATTGGGGGGGCCGCGCTTGCGGGTGTTGGGGCTCCTGTTGGACGTGCGTTTGAACGCAGCGGCGCTAAGAGACAGGCTGAAATGGCCGTGCAAGAAGAGGCTGCAAATGCAGCCGCCAAAGCAGCAGCCGCCGAGGAAGCTGCCAAGACAACCCCCGAAGCACTTATTAAGCTGGATGACGACTTCCGCGCAGCAAAGCAGCAGCTTGCTGCTATGAACCAAGCGCTGGAAACTAAACCCACCAAGCCCCCTAAACCCGCTGACCCGAACTCGGACGAAGCTGCCGAAGCAAAACTGACTTACGAACACGCTAAAGCTGAATACGACATCCTTAAAAAACAACGCGATGAATTTGTTGCAGAGACTTTTAAACCGTTAGTTGCAGAACACAACAAACGTAAAGATGCAATTGAGTCCATGTATACAGAAAACATGGCGCGTCTTGAACAAGAAGCGGGGCAAGAACAACCCACCGCACCCGGTGCTGTACGTAACACCAACCTCCCCGTGCCAGTAGCACGGTTGATGGATCAATACGATCAGCTACGTTCCAAACTTGACACGGTTGAAACCAATCTAGCAGCAGCTCCTGATGTTGCAACGCAAAAACAAATTGAAGCGGAACGTGCAGACCTGATTAAACGCATGGAGGGCTTGGCCCCTCTGATTGAAGAGCGTGGCGGTGTTACGGCGTCTGAGCAAGATTTCATGAAGCAGCTTGAAAGTGCTGAAAAGAAACGTCGGGACTTACTGCAAAAGGGGGATTTTGATGCGGCTTCTAAGCAAGCCGATGTAGTAGCAGAGTTACAAGCCAAGCTGCCCCATCTAGAAGAGTTGCGCGGATTGCGTACGAAGATGGGACAAACACGCGATCTGTTCACAGCAGCAGAAGCCCCGATACCGTCTGCCGAAATTGCAGATGTCGCACCCCCCACCCCTGTAAAAGGCATGGCAGCAACGCCTGACGAAGCCGCGCCCATACCGCGTGCTGAAAAAGTACAGGCTGCACAAGTTAAATTGGCTGATGCCAACACAGCGTTAGCTGCGGCTGTTGGAGCTAAGAATCCAGAGGGCATCAACCAAGCGTTGCTACAGATCAACGAAGCAGAGAACGAAGTTTCTCGCGCAACTGAGAAACAGGAACAGGTCGTTAAGCCCGGGCTTGTGTTGGACTTATTTGATCCGGGCAACATCATTCGCACCGCCATCAATAATGGCGACCAAAAAGTTCTGAGTGATATTGCACGGCATACGGATACGCAGAAACTTAGAGCAGCACTAGACGAAAAGGCCACAGAAAAAGAACGCCTGATCAACGTGCTAGAAAGCAGGCTAGAGTCCCCCGGCATTAAACGTGAGCGTGCGGATTTGTTTGCGGATTTGTTTGATGCCAAACAAAGAGCACTGTTCACAAACGGTACATATCAAGATACAGAGCTACAAGCGCTGTATGACAAAGGCGGCGCAGCCGCAGTTGAGTACGAAGTCATCACACGACAAGTTGCGGATTTATCCAAAAAAGTGACGGCAAAACAAGGTAATGCCAAACAGTCTTTGTACGAGCAGCTTGTTGACCTAGCTGCACAGCATGAGGCTATCAAAGCCCAACTTGAGTCCGGTATTGCCGCTCCTACAATGGGAGAAAAAGTTGCAGGCGTGCAAGCCCAGTTGGGTAAAGGTGAGGCCCCCGGCCCACGTCAGATGGATGCGGCTGAACGGTATCAACTCACACGCAGGCTACAAGCTGTTGAGAATAAGTACAAGCTGGTTGAAGGCAAAGTTATGCCTGTCAGAGACCAAATTCAGAAACTGTGGGACAGTCTGTACACCACTAAAGCCGTTGAAAAACCCAGCGCTATTGCTGAGAAAAAACAAGCAGCGTCTGACGCAGAAGCACGCATGCCCAAGCAGATGTCGCGTGAGGCAAAGCGAGCCCAAAGAATTAATGCCGGGGATGTCCGCCGCGAAGCTGAAGCTTCAGAAAAAATGCGCGACTTGGCGATGGAGTTGGGCCGTAGAGAACCAGCTTACAAAAAGTTCCTACAAGACAGTAAAAAAAGGCTTGACACGTTAGTTAAAAAGTACGGCAGCGGTGACGATGCGGTGTCTTCATACAAAGCAGAAGTTCGCTCCAAGATGGAGGAGTTGTCCGCATCGCTGGGTAAAAAGACTCCTGAGTACAAGGCGACATTGAAAGAGCAGATTGCCTATGTTAAAGAAGCGTTTGCCAGCGCTGGCAAACAGGAAATAAAAAGCAAACGCACCACACAAGAAACACGCCGCCAATCTGCTGCCCCTAAAACACTGCGTGTGGCTGGTAGCAGGATGTCTCAAGCTGAGATTGAAAAGGAAGTTCGAGAAGCTAACGATGCGGATGGTGGTGTAGCTTATAGGTTGCGTGAGAGCGATGCCGAGACTACGGTCGATGCTGCCGAGGCGCAGAAAGTTATAGACGGGCTGAAGCTGCCCGATAACGTCAAGTTTGTGTACGCCGCCACTCCGGGCAAGATTCCGCTGCGGTTGCTAAAGATGATGCAGACTGACGGTATCGATCCTATGGACGGCATGGTGCAGGGCGCTGTATTCCCAGACGGTACGGTCTTGGTTGTGGGAGATCAGCATGCCGATGTAACGGACTTGGAGCGGACAATCGCCCACGAGATCATCGGGCATTACGGTGTAGACACCGTAATTGGTCTTGACCGTTTGAATGGGTTTGTCAGAAAAACTGACATTATTTCTCTCGCTGAAAAAATTGGCGGCGACAAGTTGGTCAAAGAAGTGCTTGAAACCGTAGCCGCCAATGCCCGCCTTGGTCGCAGCGAAGAAGTGCAAAAGTTGCAAGGTATGCGCGAAATTATTGCGCATACAGAGGAGGCCCGTGTTACCGAAGGGTTCCGTGACAAAGCTAAGCGGTGGATCAACGAGTTGGTGGGTATGGTGCGCGAAGGTCTGCGTGCTATGGGCCTTAAAAACTTGAACGCATTGTCTACGTCAGACGTGTTCTACATGCTGAAGAAATCCCGCAAGGCTTTTGAGAACAAGACAATTGGACCATACCGTGCTGCTGATGGCGAAACAGCGTTCCGTTTGAAACGTGATCCACAACCTTACAAGTCGGTTGGTAAAGAACCAAGCGTTGTTGACACTTTCCTCGGTAACGTCATGGGCTTGGCCGGGCGTGTTCAGTTTGTAGATCAGTACGCAGCACTTGAGTCAGCATTAAAGAAAGGTCTGAGTGCAGGTCAGATCAGCAGTCTTGAGGCTACAAACGCCAACTACTTGCTACGTTTTGGGCAGCAGCGAAGCCAGTTTGCAGGACAGTTTTTGACGAACGGCCCCGTTAAGTTAGAGGTTACCAAAAAGCCCAACGGGGTTGAGAGCCTGTACCGCAGCACCAAAGGCGTGTCTATGACGGACATAGCCAAGAAACTAAACGAAGCAGGCATCGGCAACGACACAGAACAAGAAGCCATGTTTACCCTGTATGTGGCAGGCAAACGGGCTAACCAAGTAGGTTGGAACAAGCTTAATTTTTCAGACCCTGCTGCCGCAGAAGACGACTATATTGATGTGCTAAGCCGTTTAAACGGTGATGCAAAAGCAAAGACCGCCTTCGAAGAAGCCGCCAAGCTGTATCAGCAGTACAACGCAGGTTTGCTAGATTTCTTGGTAGATACCGGGGCGCTGACTTCTAAGAAAGCTGCCGAGCTTAAGTCCGTTACATATGTGCCGTATTACCGCATCAACAATAACGGTGAAGTTCAGTTGATGATTGACAAAGAAACGCCCGTACGTATTTCTAACATCAAGGACGAGCCGCAACTTAAAGAGTTGGTGGGTGGCAACACCGCCATTTTGCCCATCTTTACAAGTTCCGTGCAGAACACGTTCATGATCACAGGCATGGGGCTGCGCAATCAGGCGGTTAAAGAAAGTGCTTTTGCTTTGCAGAAGATAGGTATTGCGAGTCGTGTGGCTCAAGGCAAAGGACCGCAGGGCGCTAACATAGTTCGTTTCAAGAAAAAGGGCGAAGACTACTACGCTTTGATTGATACGGATCAGTACGGTATTCCGGCTGAATTGATTGTGCGTGGTATGGAAGGTATCAAGACTACGCTGCCCGCCGTTATCAAAATGCTGGGCATACCCGCAGACTTGTTGCGTTCTTTTGTTGTGCGCAATCCATCGTACGCTTTCCGTCAGATCATCCGCGACCCGCTGAATGCTTGGTTGACTACAGGAACCGATGCAACGCCCGTACTTAGCTCCATGAAAGAACTAGCTAGTATGGTAGCTGGCCGCAGCGAAGCTGAGCGCAAACTTATGGCAACGGGGGCTATTAGCAGTAACGTGTTCTCCGGCGACGAGCGTGACATGTCTAAGTTCCTCAAGGATGTGTCTGCTGGTAAGTCTGGGTGGGATAAAGCGATAGCTAAGTTGGATGCCTTTGCTATGCAGGGTGATGCTGCTACCCGCGCGGTCATCTACAAGGACTCTCTGGCCAAGGGCATGTCGGAACAAGAAGCGCTGCTGCGCACGTTGGAGTCCATGAACTTTAGCCGCCGTGGTGTGTCGCCTAGCATGCAGGCGCTGTCGATAATGATCCCGTTCTTTAACGCACAGATTCAAGGTTTTGATGTTTTGTATCGGGCCTTCAGCGGCAAAATGCCTTTTAGCGAACAGCTTAAGATTAAAGAGAAGTTGATTACGCGCGGGCTAATGCTGGCTGCTGGAACGATGGCTTATGCCGCCATGATGTCCGATGATGAAGCCTACAAACGTGCCAAGCCAGAAGAGCGTTACTCTAGTTGGTTTGTGTATGTGCCCGGTTTGTCTGAGCCTTTGCGCATACCAATTCCTTTTGAGTTGGGTTATTTATTTAAAGCACTGCCAGAGGCTGTGTACAACATGGCTGTAAACGATGAGAAGGCCAGCAAGGCTTTGGGCGGTATGGCGAAGCTGTTGGAGCAAACCAACCCATTCAGTTTGCCGCAAGCTGTTAAGCCGCTGACAGAGGCGATACTGGGTAAATCGTTCTTTAGTGGCGACATTGAGTCTGCTAGAGAGAAAAGCATTTTGGCTACAGAACGCTACCGCGAGAGCAGCACAGAACTGTCCAAACTTCTTGGGTCTGTTACAGGGGGTGTTGGCGTAAGCGCCATCACAATCGACCATTTGATCCGTGGCTACACTGGGCCTCTTGGGATTGCCCTTGTGTCATTGGCTAACCCGTTGCTGGCGTCTGACGCGCGTGCTGAAATACAAAAGCCAACCACGAAACTTAGCAAGACACCTTTTATCGGTGGGCTGTTTCAACCTGTTGAAGGTCGCGGTACTTTGGATGAAGCCTATGACCGTATGGAAGAGGTTAGGCAAGTCAAGGGTGCGTACAACAACATGCTTAAGGAAGGCAGGCGTGCCGAGGCACAGGCCTTTGTGCAGAGATATGCAGACGAAATCGCATCAGCATCGCTTTCGGGAGCCGTCCAGAAAAGTCTGGGAGACTTAGCGGCGTTGGAGCGCAAAATACGCAGCCATCCAACCATGACCACCGAAGAGAAAGACGAGCGTCTGGCAAAGATAGATGCGATTAAGTTGCAGAGGGCCCGGAGTTTCTTGGCGGCGTCCGATAGAACCAAACCCCAATAAAGCCGTCTCTGATTGCCACGTAAGCCCGCGCATCGAAGATGCGGCAAGCAAGGGCCGCATTTAATCCCGCAACACGTACTGCGTCCGTGTCGAGGCAGGGGACGAAAAACCCCTGCCCCTTTTCAAGTCTCATCCACGGATGCTTGACTACCAATAGCTTCTTCATGGTTGCTGATTCTTCGGCTAATCTTCATTGCGGATACGCGCATAGGCGGTGCATCTGTCTTGGACATCATGTCTTTCTTAGGCACGTAACTCACAGTGAACTGCGCCTCTAGCTGCTTCTTCAGATTGGAATAGCTAAAGCTCATATTTGAGCAGAAGGACTTGAGTAGACGTTCTTCTATAAAGAAGTCGATGCAGCCCGCAGTAACGCCGTGCTCTACTCGCCCCATCACATCCGCTCTTGTCGTGGTCTTACCCACAGACGTACCATCATGGAAGTGAGCCAATGGCCCCGCCTTATCGCCATACTTAACCACAACGAAGCGGCCTTGGTACTCTTGGATGAACGCATTAAGCACATCCTCTGCGCTGCGCTTGCCACCTTTGATACTAACACGCATGCTGTCGATGTGACGGCGTAGGCTGTCGATGATCTCTTGCATGGGTATGTCAACCACATTGGCATGTTTCTCGTTAAGCAGGATACCCGCAGCCACAGCACACGCACAACCCGCCATCCAGAAGCGCTCATCATTGGGGGCGTTGAACTCGTCGTACATCTGCCGTATGGTTTTGGGCAACAGCGTCTTGAGGTAGTCCACGTTACTTACGAAGTACCGCACCAGAACATCGCCAACTACAGCGTAGTTGTTCTGTAGGGACTTGATGACCTCTATCTCCTCAGTGTTCCAGTCCAGCTTCTCATCCATGCCGTACTCTATCAATCGGCGCAGTTCACCTTCAGAAGAGTGCTGCCTAGCACCCGTCATGTAATCCACGGCGGGGCGGTTCGATGACATGATGGCAATGGTCTGCCATATGGACAGGTTCAGACGTTCTTTGTTTGCGCCTGACTCCATACGTTCCTTGCCGCGCCCTTCGCTCATACTGAAGAGGAAGGCAGGGAACCACTCAAAGTCCACACGGTTGTTGGTGGTGATCTCATCCGTGATAAGTGGGTTGCTGCGCAGCAAGCCAAGCCGTTGCTGCATAGCTACGGCAGAAGTTCCCGACCCAGTGCGGTAGTGCACCGGATGCCCCCATACAGAAGCCGCAGTATCTAGCGCCAAGGACTTGCCAGTACCCGACTCGCTTGAGGCGCAGTGGACCGTCATGCCGTACAGACCTGTGAAGCGCATCAACGGAGCGCCAGCACCGAACAGCAGAATCGCAAGGTGATCCCACATCTTGCGCCTGATCATCATGTTGACGACTTTGACCCAGTTCTCAACTACACCAGTAGGCTTGGTGTTGGCGATGATGTTCTCTAGTCCGGGCATAGGGACTTCGATAGGCTCCTCACCTTTTCTGTAGATGCACCCGGCAAACACGTAGCTGTCATCGTCCTGCCAGCCGTAACTCTGCGGAATTACTATGGGGTTCTTTTCAGTACTCAGCTTCTCCACACAGGCGCGGATGTAGTCGTACAGGTTCTTGTCGTTGCCAGCCCCAAACGAAGCAACGATGTTCTGGTTCATCAGGTATTTGATCGTCTCGTCCTTACTCGCTACCGCTTTCTGCGGGAGCATTACTTCTTGGACGATGCTGTTACGTGTCGCAAACAAGTGAACTAAGTGGTCACCACCGTTGTTCAGGATGTCTATAGGAAACACGTCATAGGGCAGAAGCATCACGTGCTTCTTGGTGATGTTGCCCTGCTGGTCTATGTCTTCTTTCTCTACAAACACACCACCGTTCTGACCGTAGGCATAGCCACGTGGTGGTTCAGGACGCAGTACTGAGCGGCTTTTCTTCTCAGGTACAAGCGAGACTTCAACAACTTTAGCTTCCGTGCTGACCGCAGTCTCGCGCCCCAACGCCAACGGGTTAGTGATCTTGCCCCAGTGCGGACACTTCTCACAAACACCGGGGTTGATGGAGTCGAACGACACGCAAGAGTACGGCCCCTTGATTTGGTCCAGCTTCTGACGCATGCGCTCATGATCGTACGGATGTAAGTCGGACAACCAAACCGCAGCCTTCTGCCCGTCTTCGCACTTCTGAGCGATGCTCAGTGTGGCACGCCATAGCGGCTCCATCTCTTCTTCAGCAGCGTTCTCGATGTAGTGCAGAATTTGACCGCAGCCTAGCCCGTCCTTCGTTTTGTGCAGGATGGTTTTAAACTTGGTGTGGCTGTTCTCGAACAACTTAACCGCTGTAGCAGAGTGTTTGACACTGGTTGGCTTGGTCCCCGGCAGTTGCAGCGATGCCGCTGGCAACGCCGGTACTGGAGACTTGAGCCCGCTGATGATGAGGCTCGACAGGTCTTGGAAGTCGAACGTATCCCCTTTAGCTAGTAGGCGGACTGGGCGCGGCGTAGCGTACTTAGCCTTGAAGTTGGTGGTGTCAGGCACACGCAGGATACGCGCTGCATCAGCAGTCACGCTCATGTCGATACGCATATCTTCCTGCTTGCACAGGCGCTTGAACGCTTCGGCTACAGGCTTCCACCGAGCAACCTCCACGTCCTCAGTCAACGGCCAGTACACGTGCAGCCCACCACCAGACCCCACGATGTACGGCGTGCCAAGCAGGTCGAGACCCGTCTTAAACATGAAGGACTTAAGGGACTCCGCTGCTTCCTTCTTGGACGCATAACCGTCCATATCAATAAACAGACTGCGCAAGAATCTAGCGTTCTCAGCTTTGCGGCTCCCCGCTTCGGCAAATGTAGCTAGTGCGAAGTAACAGTCTTTCTTGCTATCGTGCCAAGATGTTATGGGCGTTAGTAAATTCTCCAGTGCTTGTTCAAAATCGTGCTCCTTTTTCGTTTTTGTATAGCCAACTGCACAGTAGTACCCGGAACCCGGGGACGGCAGGACTACCGCTAGAAACTCAAGCGGGGTCATAACAATCCTTCAGGTTACGTGGTCAGGAAAAGATCAAGTTGTCGTTCGTCTTTGGGCGGGAATTCATCTAAGGGGGCTAGTGCAATAAAGCGGTTCAGCAACTCAACTTGCCACAAGTAGTCTAGACCTTCGGCGCTGTCAAGTTGGTTGGAGCAGTGGGTGATCAACTCTTTGTTGCTCAAGGTTCTAGGTTGTATTCTTGACATATTTTTCTCCAAGCATCGTCCGCAGTGCGTGACGATTGCATAATTTTTAAAAGAAGCTCTACACGATTTTGGTAAGCGATAAACACGTCCTTACCCTGAAACCAGTTGTAGACCGTTTGTCTTGTGACGCCAAGTGCTGCCGCTATCTTTGTAACTGGGAAGTTAAGATGTATCGCCCATCGCCCCAACTGATTGCCGGGGGTTTTAGGCGCTGACAGCACGGTATCTATTGTTTTATTTGAATAAGCCATATTGGGTGGGGGTACTCGCTGCGTCTACTCGTGGATGACCCCACATTGTTGATAGCATCCGCTTTCCCCCCTAAACTCCTTACTCGTCGTCCCAGTCAGCCACGATGTCGGCTAACTTGCTTTTCTTAGCAGGTACTGTGGTCTCTTTAGTTGGGGCTTTGCGAACTTCCGGCTCATCGTTCTCGTCTTCCTCAACTACAGGAGCGGCCTTGGCTTTCTTGGCTTTCTCCGCCTTTTCAGCTTTCTCCGCAATCGGTGCATACGCAGGTGCGTCTTCCTCTTTGGTCAAATCACCCATAGGGCGGCTGCCTTCGAGCTTCAGGGGTTCTGCTTTGGCGCTGGGTGGAGCAACAGTCATAACCACCGCACGCTTGGCATCCTCAGAATTGGACTGCTCCAACACAGTTTCGTACTCGGCATCCTCTAACCAGCGAACGGGTTGGAAGTACAGCTTGGGGCTTTCAGCCTTGGTATCGAAACGCATGCGTGTAACGATCTGCTCGGGATTGATGGGCGGGCTTTGCAATGCCAAGTAACGAGCGAACGCTTGGAGCGGACGCTTGTCTCCCTCTTCTTTACCGAAGATAGAAGTCGCTGGCAGCGTAAGCTGCAACACATCCCCTGTGGGGTTATCTGCCAACACAACGGCAAGGCGCTGTTGGAAGCGGCAAGCACGGCTGTTGTTCTGTCCTGAACCTGCTACGTTTTGTGGGCATGCCATGCATGTGCTGCACTGTGGGTCTTTGATAGAAGCGTCTGGTTTTTCACCATCGTTGCTCCAGCAATCAGGCCCTGCAATGTTCTCTGCGTCATAGGACTTAGCATAGAAAATGCGGTTGACCTTGGGGGCTGCCTTAACAATGATCACGTCAAGATGTCGATCATCAATCGATGCGATTTCTTTACTGCCAGCTACCAGACGGAACACACCACCTTTGATAGAGATGCGCTTGGTGCTCTGTATGGTGCTGCCCCCTGTAAGGGCTTTAGCTGTCTCAGACAGTTCATTGTTACGGGCGAATGCGGGAACTTTAGATGCGTTAAAAAGCGTTACGTTACTCATGAGATTACTTTCTAGACTTGGTTACACGAATGTCGAACTCAGTTACTGAGTTCATGCCCGGTGGTAAAACCCCCGGATTTTCTTCAAGGAAGGTCGCCATGTTGGTCTGTGCGATGCGCTTCTCCAGCAAATCCAAAACATCATGCTCAAGAATAAAGCTCTTGAATGCGTCCCAGTCTTGCGTGTTGTAACGCGTCTTAGTCACCAAGGAGACCGTCCCAGAAGTAGTATTGACCGTCTTCAAACCTTCGGCTTTCATCCGGTCTTTTATAGCCATGCGTATTTCAGCACGCTGTTCTTCAAGCGCTGCGATCTGGCTATCTAAAGCCTCAATCTTGCTCTTGATCTTTCCATGAATACCCACCAACCTATCTATGTTGATGTCGTCTTCACTGTCCTTTTCGTTCATTGCTTTCTCCAATTTTGTTGTCAAGGGTTAGACAGTTTACAGGGATTTTATAGCTTTGCAACTCCTTTCAAGAATTAATTTCGTGTTCAAACATTTGAGTCAGTAGTGAGTTGTCACTTACTTTCCCTTCGAGCGCTTTGAACATACGCTTCTCTATTGGTGAGCCTTGAATGTGCACCACCGTAACTTTAGTGGAGTCCTGTCCTTTGCGGTCAGCCCGAGCAATACACTGAATGTACTGCTCCACACTCATCAGAGGACCGTAGAACACCACCGTATCCGCAGCAGTCAACGTGATACCGTGCGCAGTAGCCTGCGGCTGCATGACCAACACCCGTGGGTCTTTGTGTTTCTGAAACCGTTGGATGATGTCGCCTCGTTTGGTGGCCGTCACACCGCCGTGGATAGTCTCTGTTGGGATACCACGCTTGTTCAAGTGGGCGTGGATGGCATCGATGGTGCTGCGAAACATGGCGAAGATAATAACTTTGCGGCTCGTCTCATCAAGAATCTCTTCCAACACCGCCAGCCTTGGGGCAGCATCGAACTCGACAACCTCTTTGTCATCCGTGTAGGCAGCACCGCATGAAATCTGTAACAGCTTGCTCACTCCAGCAGCGGCGTTGACCGCAGTGATGGTTTCTCCCGCAGCCTGTACGAGCATCTTGTCTTTGAGCATGTCGTAGTACTTCTTCTGTTGCTGTGTCAACGGCACATCACGCGTCATCGTAATGACCGGCGGTAGGTCAAGGCACTGTTCTTTAGTGAATCTAATGGCGGGTTGCAGTGCTTCATGAACAAGCTCTGATGCGTTGGGTTTGGGAGCCCACTTAAACATGGTGATCTTGTTCATCACTTGATCGCGCCAAGATGTAAAGAACTTAGGTATGTTGTCTGGGTTAACCAGCTTGGCCAAACCATAAGCATCCGCAGGCGACTGCGATGCGGGTGTCCCCGTCATCATCCACAGCATCGTGTCTGGGCGTACGATGGACTTGAGAGTCTTCCACCGTTTCGTTGTGATGGTCTTGTATGCGTTGGCTTCGTCCACGATGATGAGATCAAACTTACCGTTGGCGTTAATCTCTTCCGCTATCAGGTTGAGCCCGTCATAGTTGCAGATCACAAATTCGTAGTCTTGTTGGATCATCTCTATACGCCGACTAGCCTGCGCGTGGTGCGCAACTATGGCGGAGCGGTGGATGATGCTATTGTTCAGGTCACCTAACCAAGCGCTGTGCATGATCGATAGGGGACACAAAATTAAACAACGTCTGACATCACCGCGCTGCATCAAGTAGTCCGCCGCCCATAGTGCCGATAGTGTCTTGCCTGTCCCCGGCTCGCTGAACACAAACGCTTTCTTATGCAGCGTCAGGAACGATGCCGTTTCTATCTGGTGCTCCATCGGCTTGAACTTGCCGGGCCACTTGTACCGTCTAGTGATGGGGGATGGTGCGTTCTTGACCCCTAAGTTTCTGAGCACGCGCACTTCATCCAAACCCCAGAACACCGCAACCTCATAACCGCCGTTGCACGGCGTGATTTTGTGTTTAGGTATGACGCTGTATTTATGTGGGTTTCGCGTTCGGAATAGTAAGGCTTTGTTATCAACAATCTCCATCTGCTTTCTCCGTTTATTATTTGTTATCGCCTTGGTTTGCTGATTTGTTTCGCAGTCTCAGGTTGCCCGGAGTAGTCTTGCCGCCTTTACGTAGCGGCACTTTGTGGTCGATGTCTTTGCCTGCACGGTCAATACCTTTTTTGTCGTACAACCTGCGGGCCTTCTGCCGTTCAAGTTGATCTTCGGTCTCACCGTTTTTCTTTTGAAGTTTGTAGGCGTGTTTGTAATCACGCTTGCCGTTTGTCTGCATGTTAGTTCCTCTTAGTGTTGTACTCGCAAGTCTTGACCGAGCACCACCCGCATAGGGGTGTCGGCTTGGGGTTCCACACATTCGTCTCGTGCGCCTTCTCGATACGAGCAACCCGTTCGCGGTAGTCCGCCCACGCATCGGGGGCTTCACCCACCAGCATACTGGACTTCACCATGTCGTTCTTTAAAACAAACAGCAGTGCCGAAGTCACGCGCCGTATATGCGGGAAGTGCGTGAAGACCATGAGCGACATCAACGTCAATTGATCCCTGTCAGGATACTTGTTGTTGCCTGTCTTGTAGTCCACCACACGTGCGGTCAGGTTGTCATCATCGATGATGATTAAGTCAGCAATACCACGCACCCATCGGTTGTCGTCGTTGAAGTCACACGGACGTAAGTCCTCGGTAACGCCCATCTCGTACTCGCACAGTTTCCTGCCGGTCTTGGCCTTGAGGGCGTCTAGTGTGTCTTTAAGAAACTCGAAGTGTGTGGGTAGTGGCTTGTCGCTTTTGATGTAGTGCTCAGCAGCGTCGTGGAATTCTTTGCCGTACAACGTGGCTTGTGTGTCTTGGAACGTGTAGTTCTTAAGAACTTTAACCTCGTGGTATCGGCGGGCGCAGCCCTCATAGTCTTTGAGAGCGCTGTGACTCCACGTAATCTTGCTCATTAGAACCTCGCTGTGTTGATAGCCTGCGCTAAGCGCTCGGCAAAGT